ATGCAGTGCCTGTTACTGAGGAACAACTGCTCACAATTCTGTCAACCTTCGACCGGGTAGGCCCTAGCAAAAATGAAACATGACCGCCTAATCATCCATGCCGCAATCCCGCGCACATTTTAGGCACTAAAAACCAAAAGGGTATGACCGTAGAACAAACCAAGAAGTACAACGACCTGCTAAACCAATACGAGCAGCGCGCCGACCTGACGCCAGGACAGTGCCAGCTGCTGTACACGTTGGCGTGCGTCATCATTGAAGAGCACCAGCTCCAGACTTACTGCGATGCCAACGGCACGTGTTACCAGGTAGTCGGCAAGTCCGGTGACACGTACAGCCGCATGCGTCCAGAGTGGCAACAACTCAAAGAGGCGCGTCACCGCAAGCAAATCATTATCACACGCCTGGAGAATTGGATTGGCGAGGGCAAGCCCGCAGTAGACGACAATGCCGAATACTTCAGCTAAGTATCACTTCGACGACGCAGCCGCTGATCGCGCGGTTGAGTTCATTGAACGCTTTTGCACTCACGTCAAAGGTGAGCTTGGCGGCCAGGCATTCTTGCTGGAGGACTGGCAAAAGGACGACATCATACGTCCGCTGTTTGGATGGAAGAAAGAGGACGGCACGCGCAGGTACCGCACTTGCTACGTTGAGATACCGCGCAAGAATGGCAAGTCAAACCTAAGCGCAGCCATTGCACTGTACATGTTGTTTGCCGACGGCGAGCGTGGCGCCGAGGTTATCAGTGCAGCTGGCGATCGCGGGCAGGCCAACATCGTCTTTAACATCGCCCAGGAAATGATAAACAACAACGCGCACCTGCGAAGCCGAGCCAAGGTGCTGCGCAACGTTGTCCACTACAAAAGCAGCTGGTACAAAAGCATCAGCGCCGAGGCGTACACAAAGCACGGTCTGAACTGCCACGCTGTGATATTTGACGAGCTGCACACACAACCTAACCGCGACTTGTGGGACGTGCTGACGACCTCGACAGGCGCACGACGCCAGCCACTGATCATGGCACTAACCACAGCGGGCCACGATCGCGCCAGCATCTGCTATGAAATTCACGAGTACGCGCAGCAAGTCAAGGACGGCATTGTCGAGGACGACACGTTTTTGCCTGTGCTGTACGCAGCCGATGCCGACGACGACTGGACGGATGAAGAAACGTGGCGCAAGGCGAACCCTGGCTACGGCACAATTTGCCACAAGTCATACTTTGACCAAGCTGTACAGAATGCCAAGGCTAACCCGTCCATGGTCAATAGCTTTCTGCGCTTACATCTGAACATTTGGACGTCAGCAGAGACTGCGTGGATTCCTGACGACATTTGGATGAAGGGCAACAAACCCATACCACATGATCGCCTACACACACTGCCTTGCTATGGCGGCCTTGACCTTGCAAGCACTCAAGACCTCACTGCATTCGCGCTGTTGTTCCGTGACGATAGCAACGATTGTTTTTATTTGCTTGTGCATCAATTTGTCAACTCAGAAAAAGCGTACACGAAAAAGCTAAGCGCGGGCATTGACTACGTGGCGTTTGAGCAGGAAGGCGACATCAGCATAACGCCAGGCAACGTGACGGACTACAGGATTGTCAAGGACTACATTACGGAACAGTGCGCCACGTACGACGTGCGCAGCATCGGCTACGATCCAAGGTTTAGCACTTACATTGTGAGCGAGCTTGAAGCCGACGGCGTGACGATGGCGCCTATGGCTCAAAACATTACAACTATGAACGGGCCGACCAAGGAATTTGAAATGGCCGCAATGAAGGGACAGATTATCCACGGCGGCAACAGGTGCATGCGCTGGCAAATGGGTTGTGCCGTAGTGTACACCGACGTGAACGAGAACAAGCGCGTCACCAAGGAACGCCAGGAGAACAAGAAAGTCGATGGCGTGATCGCCTCCATTATTGCCATGAACGAGTATTGCCATACACTCACAGCAGACGATTTCTTTTTTGATATTGTAGACTTGTAATTGTCAGCGTTGTGTGTTATATTATAGCTTCACAACGACTGTATGGCCACACTTACAGAACGCCTTAGCGCACTCTTCAGGTACCGAATCGGTAAGTACAACTCGCAGACGCTTGAGGCAGAGCTGGGCATCAACCCAATTGTGCGCAGCGGCGTCAATGTTACGGAGCAAAGCGCACTGGCGATTAGCACAGTCTACGCTTGCGTATACAAGATTGCAAGCACAATCAGCAGCTTAGGCCTTGAGGTGTATGTACGCGATGGTCGCAACGTTGAGATTGCAAACCAGCACCCAGCGTACAACCTAATCACAAGCGAGCCAAACGAATACCAAAACGCCTACGACTTTTGGGAAAACGTGATGGCGTCAGCGCTGATGTACGGCTGTGGGTACGCTGTTATCGAACGCAACGCACGCGGCTACGCTGAGCGCCTGGTGCCTGTCAGTTACTATGACGTCGATGTGAAACAGGTAGACGGCGAGCGCGTGTTTGTTATTCGTGACTATGGCGCCGTGACGCAGGACAACATGCTGGAAATTTCCAACATGAGCCGCATGTCGCCAATCCGCTTGCATCGCGAAAACATGGGACTGGCCAAGGCGGCACAGGACTTTGGCAGCGAATACTTTGGCCAAAAGGGACAGATGACAGGCGTGTTGGCCAGTGATCAGCCACTGCGCAAGGAACAGATGGACGTCATCCAAAACAGCTGGAACCAAAGCGCAATGAACGCAGGTACTAAGCTGTTGCCTTTTGGCTTCAAATATCAGCGCATCACAATCACACCAGACGAAGCGCAGTTTATTGAGACTCGCAAATTTCAAGCTGAGGAGATTTGCCGCATCTATAGCGTGCCGCCGTCACTGGTGCAGCTGGAGACGCAGACGACGTTCAACAACGTGGAGCAGCAGAACCTGCAGTTTGCCCGCCACACTATTAGCCCATGGGCCAAGCGCATTGAGCAAGAGATTGACCGCAAGTTGATCCAGAGCTTTGAGCGCCCAGACGTCTACAGCAAATTCAGCATGGACGATTTGTACCGTGGTGACTTGGCTGCACGCACAAACTACTATCAGCAAATGTTGTCTAGTGGCGTTGTGTCAATCAACGAGGTGCGCCGCAAGGAAAACATGAACCCAGTAGAGGGAGGCGACACGCACACAGTACAAATCAATCAAATCGCGTTGGACCGCCTAGGCGAGTACAGCGACAAAGTATCAACTGATGGAGGACAACCAACAGCATAAAGACGCCGAGAAGCGGACGATGGGCACCATTGAAGTGCGCGAGTCTGAAGGCGACGACATGACGCTTGAGGGCTACGCTGCTGTTTACAACAGCGAAACCGACCTCGGACACTTCCGCGAGGTCATTAAGCCAGGCGCATTTGATGGCGTGCTCGACAACGACGTGAGGGCGCTTATTAACCACGACCCGAATTTGATTTTGGGCCGCACCACTAACGGCACGCTTGAGCTCAGCGTAGACGAGCGCGGCCTGAAGTACAAAGTAAAGCTTGGCGATCAGCAGTACGCCAAAGACTTCTATGAAAGCGTGAAACGCGGTGATATCTCACAATCTTCGTTTGCCTTTACAATCGACAAGCAGAGCTGGAACGAAGAGCGCACCGTAAGAAGCGTGGACAAGGTGCGGCAATTGTTGGACGTGTCACCAGTGACATATCCAGCATACGCAGCCGCCACGGTGCAAGCGCGTGACCAACAGCTTGAAACAACAGAGGCCAACGCAGTTGCTGAGGCCGACACAGATACAACAGTTATTGAAACTCAAACACACACAACTATGAATCTTAACGAGATGAAGGCAGTTCGCGGTAAGCACGCGGACCGCTACGAAGAGTTGGTTAACCTCGCAGAAACTGAAAACCGCGATTGGACCAACAACGAACAAGAAGAGGCTGACCTTTGCAAGCGCGAAGTTGAGCGCCTCGACGGCAAGATTACACGCCGCCAAGCACACGAAGACATGATTGCACGTCAAGCACAGATCGGCGGTACGTCAGTAAGCGAGGCTAAAGAAATCAACAAGATCAACCGCTCTTTCAGCCTCAGCCGCGCTGTGCAAGCTGCCAGCTTTGGCAAGGCACTCGAAGGCGCTGAAGCAGAATGGTCACAGGAAGCTGCCAAGGAATATCAAATGCGCGGTTTGCAGATGTCAGGCCAGATTGGTATCCCTGCTTCCGCATTGTACCGTGCTGGTGGTGCTGACGATTTCCAGGCTGATTCAGGCGACGGCTCAGGCTTTGTTGCTACAACTGTTCCTGGTGTCATTGACGCCTTGCGTACGCCAACCATGGCTGAGCGCGTTGGTGTAACTACAATCAACAACGCAACTGGCAACCTCAAGTTCCCACGCGTCTCTGCCAAGGCTGCAGGTACTGAGGAAACAGAGGTTTCTGCAGATGCTGCTTCAGGCTTGGAACTCGACGAAATTACTTTGTCACCAATCCGTGTGGCGGCCAATACCAAGTACAGCAAGCAGTTGATTCTGCAGGGCGGTGCTCAGGTTGACGCCATGATCTCACGCGAGTTGGCCGCGGGTATTAACGAGACAATTGACAAAGCTGTCTTTGCTAAGGCCGCTGCATCAGCTGGTACCATTGTAGACAAGGCTGGTGCTGCTGTTGCTTCAGCAGATTTGTACAACATGCAAAAGGCTGTGTTGGCTGCTGGTGGTGACTTGTCACGTTGCCAGTACGTTGGTTCACCTAGCGCGTTGTCAATCTTGAAGGCTGAAGCTGCGATTGCCAGCGTTAGCGCTTTGATGGAAGGCAACAGCATCGACGGCTACCCAACGAACTTTACACCTAACCTTGTTGACGACGACGCAGCACAAGGCGCTGTGTTGTTCGGTGACTTTACTTTGGGTATGGTGTTGGCGTTCTTTGGTGGTATTGACTTGTTGGTTGATCCATACAGCAACGCGGGTACTGCTCAGATTGCATTGCACGTAAACAAGTTTTACGATACTGACGTGCGTCAGGCTGGTGCCTTGGCTTACACTTCAGACTTCGTTGCTTGATAACAACTAACCTCACGGGAAGCTCGGCAATAGGGCTGGGCTTCCTTTTTTTTCTCACGCCATGTATGTAGCACGCCCAGCATATTCTAGACTGTCAGACTTTATGACGTTGGCAGATGTCAAGTTGTTTCTGCGAGTCGACCACGACGACGAGGACGACGTAATCGAGGCCTTGGCTAATGCTGCTATCGCGTGGTGTGAGGATTACTGCAACCGCAAGTTTGCTACGGGCCTGTCAGCTACGTTTTATCTAAACAGTTTTCGCAGCGCCTCACTTGCATACGGACCTGTGACGTCAATCACTAGTGTGGTGTACGACGACACGACGGGATTTGAACAGACGCTAGACGCGTCTAAGTATTACTACGATCGTCCGAACAACAACCCAGTACGCATCGACTTCCACGACACGCCAGACTTGGAAGATTACAACAGGTTACCCGTGCGCGTTGCTGCTGCTGTAGGTGCAGCACCAAACGACGCCGTAAAGCACGCTGTCCGCTTGCTTACTGGGCATTGGTACGAAAACCGCCGCACCGTTGTGACGGGCACAATTGCTACGTCTATTCCATTTGCTGTCGAAGCTTTGCTTAGCTCGCAGCGCATCCTTGACATGCGGCAATGAACATCGGCTACCTAGATAGACGCATTACGTTTGTAGCGCCTGCAACCTCACGCAATGAATACGGCGAGGTGACAGGCGACACTACTGATTACGCGACTGTGTGGGCGGCCCTTGACAACAAGAGCGCCAGCGGCGCTGTGATTCAGGAACAGGAAAGCACAATTAACCGCGTTACCTGGCGCGTGCGCAGCAGCACGACGACGCGTGCCGTTACGCCTAAGTACAGCATCCGATACAAAACGGACATGTACAACATCGTTGCCGTGCAAGAGGTAGGCCGCAACAACGAGCTGCACTTCATTACTGAACGCGTAAAGTCTGAGTAATGATTAAGCTAGACGTCAAAGGCCAAAAGGCACTAGAGAAGCGCATTCAGCGCGCAGCGCGTTGGAGCGTTAAGGACGCTGCACGCCTAAAGGCCATCAACGAACGTGTGGGTAAGGTTTACACCACGGCGCTGTTGGCCAACATCCAAGACTCAGAGACGGACATAAAGGTTTACGATCGCACTGGCGGCGGGCCTGGGCGCAAAACTAAAGCAGGGCAACTCAAGCAAACCATTAAGCGCGGCACTTTGCGACGCAGCATCAAAGTGTTTCAACGCCGCAACAAGGTTATTACTTACGCAGGGCCAAAGTCTAAAGGCGGCCGCCGTGGGCGTAGCACCAAGACAAACCGCCAGGACGGTTGGTTTTCTGCTATCGTAGATCAGGGCGCAGGTTTTGGTGACGGCCGGAACAAGGGCGTATTCACACGCACACAGAAAGCAACGCGTCAGCGCATGGTCAACTTGCGCAACCGCTTGTTGCAAAAAGAATTCCAAAGGTTTATGCGATGAAAGCAGGTATTGCCATATACGCCATCCTTAGCAACAAGGCTTCAATCACAAACCTTGTCGGTACGCGCATCTATCCAGAGAGCGCACCCGAAGGTGCGGCGATGCCTTACATCGTGTACAGCGTTGTGGGCAACTCGCCTGTTGAAACAAAAGGTGAGACTGTTGTAGACGAGGCGCAAATTGAGGTCTTTAGCGTTGATAGAACGTACGGCGATTGCATGACATTAGCCGACACTGTGCGCAAAGTATTTGACCGCGCCGACTACATCAACACAGACCTAGGCAAAGAGATTGATGTGCAAAGCATGATGTACACCAACGAAGTAACTGAAGTCAACCAAGACCGCAACACGTACGTTGCTATCCAAGACTACACAATGAGAATTAAGAAATGAATTTCATTCTAGAAAACTGGGCGGAGCTGACGCTTGCCCTACTCGCATTGGCAAAGGTTATCGTTAACCTTACACCAACCACAAAGGACAACCAGGTATTTGGCTACCTCGACCTTTTGATTAACACAATTATTGCAGACCGCAAAAAACCATCTAACAACGAATAACAATGGCACAGACCACAGGTATCATGAATGGCAGCCAGATCACCGTAATGTTCGGTGACGCTGGAGCCACACCAACTTACGTTGTCGTCGACAATGTAACTGACCTCAGCGCTTCTATCCAGACGGACACGCGCGACACCACGACCAAAAACAACGCTGGCTATCGCGCTATCTTGCCTGGCCTCAAGTCGTTGTCAATCAACTTCAGCGCCTTCTACGCAGACGATGCGACGCAAGGCTTTGATGAGTTGATGACAGCGTACAACGCAGGTACCAAGCAAGCAGTAAAGGTGACGTCGTACGACTTTGACGGATCAGCAGAGAACACAGGCGACCACCGTTTGTCGTTTGACGCGTACGTTACTAACTTGGAACTCTCAGCAGGTACAGAAGACAACGCCGCGTTTACTTGCACAATGGAGTGCGTGAGCGCCATCGTTTACGAAACAATCAGCTAATGACAATCACCCTCGACAAACAAACGTTTCCAGTGCGCGCGAGCATGCGTGCCTGGCGTGAATTTGAAAACGCAACTGGACACAAGGTTAGCAAGCTAGACAGCGAAGACGTGACGGCTATGCCTGAGCTGCTGTACTACTTTGTTGCTGAAGGTTGCCGTAAGCAGAACATGACGTTTGAAATGTCGGTGGACGATTTTCTTAGCATGATTGAAGTAGGCGACTTGCCTGCTGTTATGAAGGTGATTGAACAGTCAATGTCACCAGACGGCGAAAAAAAAACCGAGCTGACGACGACGACGCACCACTTGAATGGGACGAAGTAGAACAATTGGGCATTGGGCTTTTGGGCCTAACGCCTGATTGTCTCTACGATCTCACCTTCAGAGAGTTTGGCAACGCCGTACGCGGTCGCTACAAATTCCTAGAACAGGCGCAACGCGCTGACTGGGAACGTACGCGGTGGCAAACGGCGTTGCTGCTTAATGTGCACACAAAGAAAGGTGCAAGCGTCAAGCCCAAAGACCTTGCTACTTTCCCATGGGAGCAAAAGAAAAAGGCCAACCCTAGCAAGGGCTGGGCTACATTAAAAGCACTAGCAACAAAAGAAGATGGCATCACTGGGTGAATTGGTTGTGAAGATTGGCGCGGATACGCGCGGTCTAAATAAACAACTCGGCAAAGTGCAGCGCGAGCTGCGTAGCATGAGCGGCAACATTACGCAGTTAGGTCAAAACCTTACGCGCAATATTACATTGCCACTAGCAGCGCTTGGTGCTGCAGCTGTAAAAAGCGCAGCAGACCTTGAGACGCTAGAGGTTTCTTTTATCAGCCTAACAGGCGGCGCCAAGCAGGCACGCGATATGGTGCAGCAGCTTAACAAGTTCACTGCAGAGACGCCGTTTCAGCTTGAGCAGGTAGGAAAGGCAGCGCGTCAGTTGATTGCTGCAGGCACAGGCGTGGAGGACGTCGCCGATCAGCTGCAGTTCCTTGGCGACATTGCAGCGACCAGCGGCACAAGCATTGACGAAATCGCGGCCATCTTCGCAAAGGTGCAGGCCAAGGGTAAGGTAGAACTTGAAAACCTCAACCAACTTGCTGAGCGCGGCATTCCAATTTTCACAGCGCTTGCTGAGGCTACAGGATTGCCCGCCGCAAAGCTGGGTGCAGGCGCGGTAAGTGTGCAGCAGTTCAACGAGACCCTTAAGTCGTTCGCAGCTGAAGGCGGTTTCGCTGCTGGTGCAATGGAGCGCTTAAGCCAGACGGTTGCAGGTAAGTTTAGTACAGCACTTGACAACGCCAAGCTTGCTGCAGCGTCCCTAGGTGCTCAGCTGTTGCCACTTATTAGCAAAGCCCTGGATCGCTTTACTGCATTGGCTCAGCAATTCACAGCGCTAGACGCCAGTGTCAAGCAAACAATCCTGGGCGTCGCTGCAGCTGTGGCCTCGTTTGGTCCGTTGCTCACCATTCTGCCAAAGATTGTGCAAGCCATTACATTGATTGCTAGTCCAGCAGGTACAGTAGTGTTGGCCATTGGCGCTATTGCCACCGCTGTATTTTATTTGTACGACGACATTAGGCCAGTGCTTGTCAAAATTGCCAACCTGTTTATTACACTGTACAACAACATATTGCCGTTGCGCATTCAAATTGCCATTCTTGCTGCTTTTTTTGACAATGCAGCGAGGATAATTAAAACAGCATTCAACGGTGTGCTAGATATTTTCAGCACGTTGGCACAGTCCATAACTCAGTTATTGAATGCTGACTACAGCGACGCGTGGGAGACACTGAAAACAGGTATGGCAAAAGTTGCAATGGACGTTGGAGAAACAGCGTACCATTTAGGCAAAGATGTTGTTGAGGGAATTCAAAACGCTATTGATGGTGAACCGATTGAATTGCTGTCTGACGACGTGCTGCCCACTAAGGCAGAAATCCAAGCAAAGTTTAAGAGCTTGTTTGCTGGCACAGGCCAAGTCATTAGCGACGAAATCACAAACAACGTGGTTGAACCTGCAGCCGTGGGTGGAAGACAATTGCAACAAACCGTTTGGAACGTTGGCGATATGGTTGACCAGACAAGTAGCAAGCTTAGCGACATGGGCGCAATTGCTGCCAATGCCTTTGGCGACGCAGCTGCAAGTGCAGACAGTTTTGCAGGTGGCGCTGTCCAAGCAATCAAAGGTGTAATCCTGGCCTACCTTGCTGAAGCCAAGACACGCGTCATTGCCAACGCTGCAGAAGGTGCAGCAGGCACAGGCCCAGCTTTCCCATTTGTTATGGCTGGATTGCTTGGCGCAGGTATGGCGCTTATCAATAAGATACCAATCCCTGCACTGGCTGAAGGCGGTTTGGCGAGCGGTCCTACTATGGCGATCGTAGGTGACAACAAAAACGCCGCGATTGACCCAGAGGTTATTTCGCCATTGAGTAAATTGAAAGACATAATGGGTGGCAGTCAAGTCGAGGTGTTTGGTCGCATCAGCGGCAACGACATCTTCCTTAGCAACAGCCGCTCTGGATTCAAACGCAACCGCTACAGCTGATGGCTTACGTGAGATACGCAACGAGTGATACTATCTATTCACTCAACGACGACACTTGGCAGATTGAGATACTGCGCAATGACGTAGGCCAGAGCAACAACCACAAGTTTGAGGTTGGACCTGCTGGCGTGCAGCTGATCTACGAAAGTCCAGAGGACGACATCCTTGTGCCTGGCATTGTTCACTCGCGTTGTGAGGTTGAAACCATATGGCCGCCAGACGTGGCTGATGAGTTGGACGACATGATTGAGGCCATGGTATCGGCTTCAGATGGCGTGTGGTTTATGCAGGTATACAAGAATGGCGACAAAGATTGGTTTGGTCCTATCCTTATCGACGAGGTGCAGCTGCAAGAAACGAGCGCCGCGCGATCATGTCGCATCGTAGCCAGTGACGGCATCAGCCTTCTCAAAACAATCGATTACAACAACGCTGGTGTAGAATACACGACCGAACAAAAGATTTTCGACGACGTGCTTACCAACATTCAAGAGAAGTGGGTGAGCTACAGCTATGCGAACGATAACTTTAGCGGTGCCGAGCGTAGACTGGCTGTGTGCGACGACATGTACAGCGCAGATATTTGGAGCGTTACCACAACGCCGTCAGGCACGAATCTGGCATTGACGCGGCGCATGAAGCTAAGCCCGCAATTTTTCAGCTATCTCAACGATGACGACGATCTAGAGTACATCAATTGTTACGACTTGCTAAACAGCATTTGCAAAACGTTGTTGCTGCGCTTGTATTATTATGAACAAGGCTGGTGGTTTATGCCTTGTTACAACGACCAAGCGTCAATAAGAGGTAATGTATTGAACTGGTCAGGCGTGTACGCAGCAGGCATTACGCTAGTTGAACAGTTTAACTTCCAAGTTGACACCTTAAACAACGAGAAACAGAAGGGCAACGAGTGGACCTATACGTTTACGCCAGCAATTAACGAGGTCACACTGAACAGAGACACAAACAACGGTTCAATTGTTCTTGGTCAGTCTGAAATTTCAGGCGGCAATGCTGTTAGTGGCAACACAATAAACTTCACTACAAGCGACAGCGGTTACATTCTGTACGGCAACATTCTTGTGCAACGTTCAGCGCTTAGTCCAACCGTCGGCTTGCTCAATGACGATCGTCTAGGTCGTTACGTGCTGCAGTTAAGCATTCGCTTTGGCACATCAGCAGGAAACTACCAATACTATCAAAACACAATCAGCGCACAGCCGCAAGGATTGTTTAGCTGGTCGATGCCTAGCATATCAGTTGACGGAAACAGCATGGTATTTACACCGCTGAACATTACCGAGGCCGAGTACAGCAACAGCCCAGGATATTACTATTGGCACGACACAAATTTTCAGAACTGCATCTTCGACGCTAACGAAGACAATGCGCACCAGCCCTTTTTTAACCTGCAATTGCCATCGGTGCCAACAGACCTTACGGCTATACAGGTAACGGCATCTATCTTGTGCTACGATCGCGACGGCAATTACAGCCAGGACCTGCAGGACACAATCGACACACAAACGTATGCGCTGTACTTTAGTTATGGCGACGAAACTGTGGAACCAGCACCCAGCTACGACGTTGTTGCCAACAGCACTTTTGGGCGTGGCAGCATTGATTTAGGCAAAACATACATTGGTGAGCTGCATCAAAACGTTGGTGGCATCATGGTTGAAACTAGCGTTGGTGTATTTGAGACTAGCACAAACTGGAGCACGCAGCGCTACGATTACGACAGCGAGTGCAATCAAGTAGGTGTGCGCGAGGTGCTCGCCGCACACTATAAACCGCGAGCTGTAGAGCGTGGCAACATTGTGATGCGTGGCAATGGCGTGGCGCCACCACCTTTTTACATGTTTGTTGATGACGACACAACCGACATATACCAGTGCATTAATTACCGCCTTGCTAGCACGCCAGCCGAAGTAGAGGTAACATTGCACAAGGTTGGCACCGACGGCCAAGCGCAAACAACCACAACAACAAAAGGTTTTGGCAAAAGTCCGTTGCCAGATCCAGGGCCAGGTCTCGGCAAAGGAGAAACGTTTGGCGTAAGCTTTACGTCTGGCTATGATTTTAACGGCGACGCAACAGACGCCTTCGGTCAGGATTACAGCAGCGTGTTTACTGGCGAAACAATCGAAGGATATGTCACACATGTTGGACCTAGCAAGGGACAATATTTTGACTTCCAAACAAACACGCCGCCAACAGGTCAGGACATCTTGCGCAAAATCTACACCTCAGATAATGGCCTGGCAGATGCGTCAAGCACTTGGCACGAAATACATGCCGCCTACAGACCAACCAAAAACAACACATTGCGCCAGGCAATACAAAAGATTGACGAACACACAGCCAACACCACAAACCCAGACCGATCCTTTATCATTACATATCAGACGGTTGGAACTGGATTTTTGCAAGATTACCCAAACGCACAGGCAGCCTACAGCTTGCGCAAACTTGACAGCGATTATACTGGCAGCGCTATTGAGGTGCGCAACAGCTCAGGGACATTGCTCGACATTGGGTTTGACAGCAACGGAGACTTAGACACTGCTGCCTTAACAACGCACATTGGTTCAGGCAACGCCACTCTGCGAACCTGGTATGATCAATCAGGCAATGGACGTGATTTGACGCAAAGCTTATTATCGCTACAACCATCGATTGCCAGCACTGGAACCATTTATACCTTAAACTCTTTGCCAGCGGTTAAATTTTCTAACGATTTCATGGACACATCGGCGTTTGCACCTAACCCAAATGGCGCGTATAACTTTGCCCTAGTTTCTCAATATGACTTGGTCAATTTCACACAAGCAACAGCTACAGGTTGGGCATCGGCTACATCAGATCAGAACTATCTGCAGCAAATGCAGAGCAATGGCAAGCTTCGTTGGGCCGTGCGCTATTCTGACAATGCGTTGCCACGACCTGACGCATCGCTTACGGGTTCTGCTAACATTGTTTACCTGCAAACGGCCACCTTTGCAACAGGCACTTGCGAGGCATACTACAACGGCACGCAAGAACTTGACAAGTTTAGTCAGTCGCTTACAGGCAACCCAAACAACAGTTCAGTAGTACACCGCCTTGGTGGCCTAAATACATCAGGATCACAATTGGTGCGTGGTTACGTTCAGGAATTTATCATTTGGTCAAACGCCACACCGCACGACGCAGAAGACCTTAGCGACGATATTAACACCTACTACGACGCGTTCTAATGGAGTACATACTGATAGAACCACAAGGCCAACTAAACAGCGTGCAACGCGCTCGCATTATTACGCGTGAGTTGTACAACCTTGGCAGACCTGTTTACCTACAACGCGAGGACGAGGCGGGCGACGCATATTTCGGTGTGATTACGCACCCAGACGACGCCACCCGCGCAGCGCTAATGGTTGAGACTGACAACGTCATACCTGTTCACGAAAGCTGCAACCTGGAACGTCTTGTTGCTATGTTCCCAGAGCTTACAGCAGACGAACGTTACACCTTGTCGTCAACATTGCACCAAGTCGACGCCATTGCCTTTGGTTTGATTTTGCCTGACAGCGTAACGGTGCGCGACGAGGCTTACATGATTGCCAATGCCTGGTGGTCAGAAGATATATACTGATGCAGGAACTTCGCACACACATACAGAATGCCTTAAACGTTACCTACGTGGGAAGCGTAATGGTTGGTTACATTAACGACGCAATCGCAATCATTGCAGGCCTGACGCTTGTCTGGTGGAACGTGGAGCGAGCACTAAAGGCACGCAAAGAACGTCAAGACACATGAAGTATTTCAACTACAGCGAGTTTGACAGCCCAGACAGCCCAGGCAGCGGTCACAACATGGAGGATGATTTTTTGCAGATGCTAGACAAGGCACGCGAGGTCAGCGGCATACCCTATGTGATAACGTCGGGCTTTAGAACAGAAGACTGGAACGATCACGTAGGTGGCAAGAGCGACAGCGCACACTTGCACGGATGCGCAGCTGACATTGCATGCAGCACGTCACGCGACCGCTTTCTTATCATTACTGGGTTGCTGACGGCGGGCTTTGACCGCCTCGGCATTGGCGAAGATTTTATACATGTAGATAATGACTGGGAGAAATTTGAGGCCGTTGCTTGGACATATTACTAAGCTGCTTGGCAGCGTGGACGTAACGGAGGCGTTCAAAACAAAGGGCGACCTAAAGCGCTGGAGCGCCAAAAGGACCGTTGGCGGCCTGATCGCCACCACGGCTTGCGTGGACATCACAACCCACGGGATGAGTTGGCCAGCAGTTTGTATGTGCGGCATTGCGGTGTTACCTTTGATTGCATCCATGTTCGAGCAACAAGGACAAGGGTAGTTTCATATTTAGTTTTTTCATTCACAGGGCGGGCCAGGCAAAACGTTGCTTGGCCCTTTCCACGTCCATATGTTGATAAAGTATCTATGTTGTGGGTGCCGCTTGTGTGCCATTGTGGCGTACAATTGTGGTATGGAAAAACTCAAACCCAGTGGCGTTAGTCACACAGTCACGCCCGCAAACCCTTGCAAGAACTACAACGAGTGGATGCGGCACATTACAGGACGTAACACAGCGCGCAAGTATCGCTGGCAAAACGCGAAGTGATGAAACACATTGACGACCGCCACCACCCAGACGATCCACGCATGTGGAAGTCAGGCACAGACAATGGCCAAGGCACATTTTACGCATTGCCAGACAACGGACGCCAGTTTGACCGACAGCATATGCGCGGCCTTGGTTGGCAGCTGTTCCAAGATTTCAGTCACGACAACAACAAGCACTTGACGCGTTGGTGGTTCAAATCAACCAAAGCATGGCAGAGCAGGATCGAGGGCATTGAAAACATGGGATATGTGGCCATCGACAAGCTGACAAACACATGAATGAGTACATGATAAAATATCCAATACGATTGCACGTCAGAATCGACGAAGAGACGCACGCAGCGTCACTAGAGACGGCGCAAAAGCTTGGCATCAGCCAGGCGCAACTAGTAAGACTATTATTGAAAAAAGCACACAAACAAAAAAACCTGAGAAATGAGCTTTATTGACACTGATTTTTTGGCCAGCGGCAACAACGCAGGCAGCTACTTTAAGCCCGTGAAGGGCACCGCCAACAAGGTGCGCATCCTAAGCGACAAGCCACTGCACGGCTTTGTGCAATGGACCGAGGACAATAGACCCATGCGCTGGTCGTACGGCATGAGCAAGCCCGAGGCAGTATACCAGGAAGGTTCACGGCCACGCAAGTTCCTGGCCTGCGCTGTGTGGAACTACGCAACTGAGAGCGTACAGCTGTGGGAGATCACGCAGTCGAGCGTCATCAACAGCCTAGATGACATCACACGCGATGCCGACTACGGACACCCTAACCGCTACGACCTTAAGATTTCGCGCACAGGCGAAGGTTTGGAGACGCAGTATCGCCTGATCCCGCACGCGTCAAACATGTCGCCGGAAGTGGAAGCTGCTATGCAGAACCCAGGCGTGAACCTGGAAGCGTTGTTGAACGGCGAAGATTTATTTGCATGAGTATCGTAATGCGTGATGCGTCTACTTTGACGTACAACACAAATGATTTAATTGTAACTGATCCGCCTTACAACATAGGTTATAAATACAACGGCACTTTTAAGGACCGCATGACAGAAAACGAATACGCAGCTTTGTTTGAGCCCATGCAAGGACACCGGGTCGTTATGATACATTACGTGGAAGCAATTTACGAGGACATTGCGCCGTGGCTAGGATATCCTGAACACATAGCAGCGTGGACTTATCCAAGCAACACAGCGCACAAAGCGTGGCGCGCCATTGCATGGTTTAACTGTTTACCTAATTGGAAAAAGTACAGAGTTCCATACGCAAACCCAACAGATAAAAGAGTGAAAAAACTTATGCAAAAAACAGGTGGCAGAGCATTGTCAAACCATTGGCACGTCAACTGCGTGAAAAACGTTTCGCGTGAAAAAGTAAAAGAATACACTAACCAAATACCTGAAGAGGTTGTAAAACGCATCATAGTTACCACAGCCAACAAGGATGATACCATTGTCGATCCATTTGCTGGTACCGGAACTACTGCTGCAGTAGCGCAAAAAATGGGTTTCTCACATCGCTCGTACGATGTCAATCCTTTGGCGGTTGAATTGACACGACGGAGAATACGGCAAGAAATTCTTAATGAACAAAGTAAACTACCGTTTAAATGACCGACCGCCAGTTTAAAGGCATATGGATACCTGCACACATTTGGGAGCAGCTGGATCTAACCGCAGCAGAGCGATGCCTCTGGGCAGAGATAGACAGCTTTACCAATGCAAAGAGCGGGTACTACAAAACGAACGAGCAGGCCGCTGAAGAGCTAGGCATCAGTCAGCGGTCTGTTACTCGTGCCTTTGCGAAGCTGGAAAACCTAGGCGCCATCACCATCGAAAAAAGCGGTGTGCGAAGGGTAGCCAAGTCGACACCATGGCGAGATGTCCTAGACACAGTGGCGAGTAGTCCTAGACATGATGGCGAGGAAGGGTCGCCACAGTGGCGAGGTATAAAGAATAAAGAAAAGAACAGTATAAAGAACAATGAAAACACACTGTTGATGCCATTTGAGGGAAAAGAGTTTGAAGCACTATGGAAAACATGGTGTGACGAGCGCAAGGCTTACACCAAAGGCCGATACACACCCTACGCACAACAGCGCGCACTTAACAAACTCGACAGGTTGTCGCTTGGCGACATGGAGCGAGCACGTCAAATCATAGATCAATCAATTACAAATGCCTGGAAAGACTTCTATCCAATCCGTCAAGAGCGCAACGCCCAGCGTGCTCAGCTCGACAGAGACGCAGCGCTTAAATGGTCTGCTCAATAACACACGCGAGACGATGCAAGGCGTTGTGCCGTCTACGGCATATAGCCAGGGCATTACATTGTGCAAAGCACTGCGAGAGCGTAGGCCGCAAGTAAAGGTGCTGTTGCTTGCTGAGCTGGAGCGCCTGACGCGTCACGTGAATGCTACAAGGACGTTTCAAACACAGACAGATCTGCAGGATGCGGTCGACGACATCTGTGAGTTGTTCCCTAGCATGAAGCTGGAGGAAGTACTGCTGGTGTTCAAACACATACGCCAGGGACGCTATCAGCTGTATGGCAACTTCACAACAAACGTCCTGCTGGAGTGCATGAGGCAATACGAGATGGACAACACCGTGACGATGCGTGAGCAAGAGCACGCAGAGCGCAAGAAAACCATCGAGACGGCTTCGCTTGACGTGAGACGACTTATTGACGACCTTAACAAGGATGGCAAGCTGCGCAACTCGCGCAAGCTGTTAGACCGCAAATACATTCCATATCCAAATGACAAAGAGGACGTCGAGAGCACGCAACAACCTGCGCAAAAGACCAAGCAAGAAACGAGGACCGAAACCAACGAAACGAGGCCTCAGAGCTAAGCTAGATCGTGCTTTTAGTTGGTACATACGACTCACCCACGCCGACGAAGCTGGCAATTGCACGTGCTTTACATGCGGCAAGGTTGAGCACTGGAGCAAGATTCAAAACGGCCACTTCATTAGCCGTGGACGTTACATCACTCGCTTTAGGCCAGACAATTGTCGTCCACAATGCTATGCCTGCAACATCAGACGTAACGGTGAGCAATGGCTGTTTGGCAAGTACCTGGATGAATACTACGGCAAGGGACACAGCGAGGCGCTGTACCGCTTGTCTCTAAGAACCTATGAACCCACAAAACAACAATATGAAGATTACATCGAATACTACGAAGGCCACGTTGCAGCCATACTCTCGCGAAGAATTGCAAGAGATAGCAGAGAACGTGAGAAAATACCAAACAGAACGTTACAAGGATTACGCTTACACAAATGAGGCGGGCCAACTAACAATGCATAAAACATACATGCGATCAATGGATCGTGAGCGTTTGTTTCAAATTCAAAGAGATGTATTGACTTATGGCGCATGTGAACAAGACACCGAGAAAGAGTATACACTCAAAGTCATCGGCCAAACCATTTGCTAACCGCATCCAAGATGAACGTTACTGGTCGACGTGGTGGCGTAAGCTGCGCAAGGCGTGGTTGTCACACCACCCAGTCTGCGTCAAGTGTGGCCAAGCTGCAAACGTCGTGGACCACATACAACCAGTAACACAAGGCGGCGACTTCACTAACCCAGACAACCTACAATCTCTATGCACTTCATGTCACAATCGCAAGAGCGCCAAAGAACGGAATGGTACAGCAACGTGACGTGGACATATGGCGATTACTACGACGAGCTGACTTACATCACATACGATTACGAATGACGAGAGCCAAGACTATGACCGACAATCAGTACCACGATCTGCGATTCAGTGACTGGATACGTGAGCGATGCCCAGACAGTGCGACGGGCTGGACGTGCAGCGATGTAGACTATGTGCTGCACCAATACAAGACCAAGCAGCTTGCATTGCTTGAGGTCAAGCGTTGGCGTCATGGTCCGAGCCGAGGCCAAGTGCAGACAGCGCAGCGTCACATCCTGCGCATACTAGACAACTGCATTCGACTTGGCATGCGTGAGCTGTACAAAGACTACACGTACCACGGCGTGTGGCTGGTGCAGTTTGACCGCACGTGGTTTGACGACGGGCTGTGCTGGTTCACCTACGACAAGCGCGTCGATGCAGTGCCTGTTACTGAGGAACAACTGCTCACAATTCTGTCAACCTTCGACCGGGTAGGCCCTCTCAAAAATGAAACATGACCGCCTAATCATCCATGCCGCA